CAAAAGCGTTGGCGGCGCGGCGATACCTACGGCGGGAAACTCGTCGAGAATATCGCCCAAGCGGCCGCGCGCGATATTCTGGCGCACGCCGTGAACAACCTCGACGCCGCCGGCCTCCGCGTTGTTTTGCACGTCCACGACGAAGTATTGATCGAAGCCCCGCGCGGGTCCGTCACTGTCGCCGACGTCTCGCGGATCATGCTTGATCTTCCAGGCTGGGCGCGAGAATACCCGTTGCGCGCCGATGGTTGGATCGGGGATTGCTACAAAAAGGACTAGTACCAGATCGCGACGTAGGCGGCCACGTTGATCGGGCGGCTCTCGTAATTAGATTGATGTGTTGGGAAATCCCCGCTATCTCCCAGGCTGGTGTATAGCGTACTTCCAGTGGCCACAGCGTCAATTGGATCCGGTTCCGGCGACACCTTAAGCGCCGGATAAATGTATTCTCCTTCGCCGTCGGGAGTGCGGATCGGCACCGGCTCGAAAGCCGCGTCGTTAGAGTCTACGCCGTGCGATACAACGTGCCCGTGTGATCGCATCGCCCACCCTTGCACGTTGCCGGGCAACCGTTGATATGCGTGCTGGCGGTCTTTGTCGACATCCTTGGGGAGGTCGACGCCGCGGACAAAACAGCCGCGCGCGTCCGGTAAAATTAAATACTGCCCAACGGTGTTGCGTGTCACGCCGCCGGCATCGTCGGCGCGGTAAAACGCCGTCGCATTGTCGTTGTACGTGTCGCCCACGTAACAAGCCGCGTCGAGGTCGACATAGTCCGCGGCCGTGCGGTCAATCCCCTGCCCTTCCAGGTTCAAAAGACGGTACCCGGCGGGGATACTGGCCCACGAGTGAAAACACAACGTCCCGGGCGGGTGAATGCTTTTTTGAAGCGCCTCAAAAAGTTGGGAGGTCAACGCCGTGTCGAGATTCCCGTTCGGCGTAATACCCGCGCGGGTCAACGCCCGCTGCTCAAACCCAGCAAGATGGCGCAACCAAGTATTTGTGATCGGCGTTCCGTCCGAATTGCCTGGGGTGCGGTCGCGCGGGGCGCCGTGCGGGTAATTGGTAGATGCGGCCTCGGCGCGACCGAAAAAAAGACTTGTCCAAAGGAAAGACATTTTTTTTTACCTCCTGCTATTGGATACCCAACAGCACGCCAAGCGCGCCGGTGAGTACCACGACCGCGCCCAATAACAGCTTGATCAACTGGGCGCTGCCAGCCGTTGCCACTGCCGGCGCGGTGCGGCATTGCGCGCAATAAATTTTTATTTCTTGCACGGCCGCCGCTAATTTTTCGAGCTGATCGGGGATCGACGTGACGACGGCTTTCAGCCCGGCGATCTCGACCCGGTTGATATTGGTTTGCTCCCACAAATCCTTGTGTTCATCTGCCAAAGCCACCTCCACTAGTATTTTAGGCAGGCGTCCGCCGCCTGGCAATTTCCCGCATTCGCGACACATTCGGAATGAAAGGACACGCCCGGCTCGCGGCCGAACGTCACGCACATTTCCGGGCACTCCTCCCGCCACCCAGGGCACCTAAGTTGCTGCAAATTATCGCACGCCGCCGCGCACGTTTCGGGCGTGTCGATTGGCAGCACGGGCGCGCCGCAGCCAATAACCACAAGGGGCAGCGCAATTTTAATAATGGAACGCATACAGATCACGGGTTCCCGCCTCCTCCAAATACCGCCGCGAGATAATGCCCACGCCGGCGCGCCCCCAACCTTTGCCCCAAGAATTCAAGATCTGAAAATTGTCCCCCTCGTAACCTGTGACCAAAACCATGTGCCGCCCGATTGTGTCGGTCGGCGGCCCGAGCGGATCGCATCCGTTGTGCGCTTTAAACTCCTTGCCGATCTCTAATCCGACCATTACGGGGATCCCGGCGTCGATTGACGTGCGCACTTGCCGATCCCGGTCGCCATCGTCGATCCGATAGTACCGCAGATCGCGCGCCTCGAACCCTACCGCGTAGGCGTTCCACGGTGGGCGGCGTCTGAATTTTATGGGGTCTGTCGAAAAGGACCACGCGCTTTCTAGGCTCCCGCCAAGTTTTTGGATCAGCCGCATTGCGATCCTGGGCGAGCATCCCACGTTGCGCAATTGCGCGCCGACGGCCGCGCGAGCATTGAACCAGCAATACAACACGGAGATCGGCGCGTACCGACCACCACGGCGGCGCGCCCGTATTTCGTGGGCCGCGCTCGCCGCCTGTAGAACGCACGATTCTGTTGATCTTTGATTACGTACCGTTTCGATATGCCGTAAAAGAGAATTGCTGTATTTTGTGGAAAGTCCCCCAAGCATAAGCTTGGCGAAAGGGAAATCCCGCGGATCGCGCTCGTCGGGAGTGTATCCCGTGCCGTGTTTACTTGGCCACACCGGCGGCATCCAATCCGGTTACGGCCTCGACGAACGGCCGAAGGTTGCCTTCGATGGCACACCAATCCTCGACGCTCATCCCTAGATCGCGCCCGGTGCCGTACTCCTCGCACAGCACGCGCGCGACAGCCATGGTTGATTTTACCGCGGGTTTCCAAAACGCGCAGCCGCCAAGGGCCAGCGCAAAAACGATTGCGATTGTTGCTTTCATTTCTCGGCCTCCACTTTCGTCACGATCAGCGACCCGCCTTCGATACGCACCCGGAGATCGGGATCCGTAACGCCGCACAGGCGCAACGCGCGTTCCACTTGTAGATCCATTTGCAAGCGCAACATGTTTTGCGCCGCGTCGATTTGTTGGATCGCTTGCAGCACATTCGCCGGGATCGGGTGCGCCGTCACGTTTTCTTTTGGTTTCTTTGGCAGCTCTCGGACGTTTTCTTTCTTTTCCATTTTCTGCATACTCCTTTTTCTGTCCGCATTTGGACGATACCACAAATTAAATCTCAATCCCAGGATCTTTTTCCTCGGCTATCTCCCGCGCGGCGATCAGCAGGTAACACTGTTTGACCAGATCCTTTTCGCCCAGGGCGGCGGCGAAGCCCGGCCACGCCTCGCCCCAGAAAAAGAAGTCCTCGACTTCCAGGGGCGGCGCCCCGGCGTCGCTCGCGGCTTTGTCCGGGTACCACTCGCGGTATACGTGGGCGCACTTCTCGCGGCGGTTGAATTGGACGGACACGATCCGCCCGTAGCCTTCCAGCGAAAAGCCGAATTTTGTATCAATGTTTTTCTTGGTTGCCATTTTTCACACTCCGTAAATTTTTGACGGCGTGACGCCGTAGACTTTTGCCGCCGCGGACCCGTATACAGTTTTACCCGAAGCAGGCGCAATCGCAAACTGAAAGCCCACCATCCCATCGCTAGATCCCGGATACATGGTACAGTCCCCAGTACTACTCTCAGCCGCTAATTGTCTTGCTCCAAACGCACCATCTGCGCCACCAGAATCCGGTGGGGCGCATAAACTTTCCTCGATTTTCGACCAACCGGAACTAGTGAAATAAAAACCGGACGAGTCCCCCCCATCAAAGGCTCCGACAGCGATAGCCAAGCACCCGGTGACTGATACGGATATACCCGGAACCGTGAGCGGAGAACCCGAATCAGCGGTGGCAGCGTAAGTAACCGACGCAGAAACGGCATTTATCGGGCTAATGGGATCGGCGCCACTTATCAATACACATACCGCCCACATATCGGCGATATAAAGCTGCGGGACGGTAAAGGTGCTCCCCTCGGTTCCGTCTGCGATCTTATAGAAAGCCGCAACCTGACAATCACAAGTAGAGTTTCCGCCTGTTTTTATTAGCGTGAATCCGGAAGGTTTGAACTGGTCGTCATCAAAGTACAGATCATTTGTATTGTGGTCGTTGCCCGCAAATATGATTAGTAAATCCCCCGCCACCACGTTCTTTGGATCATCACCGTTCGTGCTAGCTGAAGAAGGTTTGTTCACTATAATTGATTCTGATACCGACCCGTCTCCGTTGACCTCCTCCCAGCAATTTAAGACGATAGCCATCCCTTACACCTCTACCAGCGCTGCGAGCCCGCCGCCTATCAATATCGTGTCCGCCGATAGTGCGTATCCCACGGGCTGAACCTGATCACCCGAACCAGAAGGCGCGGTCTGCGTGAGCCCTCCCGAGGTGCCGACGTATACATACCCTCTCGACCAGTCCCAAGCGTCCTTTCGGATCACGCCGGTCCCGAGCAGCAGAACCTTTTTACCGGCGCCCGTACCAGCCTCCAACGCTATCGCCAGGCACGGCGCCGTGCTCGGATCGGTGTTGTCCGCGTCCACCCATTGGAAGGAGCTATCGACAGTAAGCGCCCCGCCGATCCCGACCGTGTTGGTCGTCACGGTTACCCGCGCCGTGATTCCGTTCCCGGTGGTGTCGGCGACGGGGGCGGTATTGACCCTCATCAAGCCGTCCCAGTACGTGCCGTCCCAACGTTGCAGATCTGACAAATCACTATCCCAAACCAGCACACCAGCGCGCGACGGCGAATAGGATGTGCGGTTTGCCGTCGTCATCGACGGGAACCCTATCCCGCAACCGGCTGCCGGGCCGTCAACGAGAGTCGCACCTTTGCCCGCTCCGATCCTAAAATCCGATTGATCGTGATACCAGCGACCCCATTGGTCTGTAGCTGTGGTGGCGGCAGACGCGGACAAAATGTAAAACGTCGGATTCGCCGGAGCAGAAAATCCATAGTTTCCACCTACGTTAGCCTGCCGCCCAAATAATAACAAGTTGTTCGCGTCTGTCCCAATATATCCCGATCCGACAGTTTGCGTTGAGATATATGGGTAAAAGGAAAGTCCAGCGCCTGCATAGACGCGCTGATTTCCTCCCATATACATCGAATTTGAAGACGTTATCAAACCCGATATTGTAAGCGATCCATCCAGGTAAGTGGCCCCATCAACTTCCAATTCGCCGCCAATCAAGAGATCATTTTCGGAGTCCAGTAGATGCGACGTTACCGCCGTATCGCCGATCCGCACGTAGGAATTGCCGCCGTAAATCGATAGGACAGAACCGGGCGCCTTGGTGATATTCCCGTTGGCGTAAATCAACCCCGACACGGTGAGCCCGGCAAACGTGGGCGAGCTCGCCGCGTTGATCGCCTGGTCGCTGTGGTAGTAACTGCCCGCAACCCCGCCCTGCAAGCCGGACAGCTCGTTATGTACGGATGGCGTTGAATAAGTAAATTGAACGTCATCCACCGCCTGGATCTCTACGATCTCCGCGGCGCCCTGTTGTGTGATCACTTTGGCTCTAAGAACGCCAAACGATTCCACATGCGGCGGCAGCGTGGCCGGCGGTTGCGCCGCCTGGGCTTGCGCGAGTAGGTAATCCCCGCGCCCATAGAGTACGTAGGTATTCCCGTTCGTCCCCTTGTAGACCCAGTGGGTACCATATCGGTTTGCCGTGTGCGCTACCAGCCCGGCAGCCGGGTCATTATACTGCGCGTTGTTCAGCTGTTGCGCGGATGTCTCGACCCAAGTGCTCGGCGGGTATTCGTAATAATACTCGAACGCCTCGCCCGTGCTGTCAAAAGCGTTGGAGACGATCTCCACAAGTCCCTTGATCATGATCCCGGCCGTGATCTCAATATACCGCGTCCCCGCGTCCGAAACGTGGCCGCCGGTGACGAAGTGCAAACCATCTTCGAGCTCGTGGAGATACGCTAGGCGGTTGGCCAAATCGGACACAGTTAGACCACAACGGAATATGTCCAGATTGGTTCCCTCGCGAAACACGCACGCCAGCTCAATCACGTCGTGCCCGTTGGACGTGTCGGAAGTGGACACTGATACCGACGGCGACCCGCCGTTGTAATCCAACAAAATAAAATTTTTGGCGTGGTCGGTAAACTCGACATCCGTTTGTGCGGGGATAGTGTGCGTTTCGTTCGCGCCAGTCTCGCTGTCCGTCGTTTTGAAGATGACTTCAATCTCTTCTATGTCGACAGTCCCGTCCAGGTTGTCCGTAATACCGCCGCCGGAAATCACACCGGCGCTTTGCGTCGCATTGTAGATCTCGCGGGCGTACTGATACCCGGCGCCCTCGCCGTGCATAATTCCGATATCGACGTTGCCACCAGTACTCTCGATCACAACGTTCCCGGACGCCACGATCCCAACCGATGACAACAGCGCCGACAGACCGAGCGCCGTCCCGGAGCTGGTCAACTGAAAATATCCGGCGGCCGATCCGCCGGTATTTACGATCGTCACATCGTCAATGTATGCCGCGCCGTCTAAGCTCCCCGCGGCGATTGTAACCGTATCGGTCGCCGCCGTGAAAGTGTGATCAAACTCATACCAGACATCCGCGGAAGCCTGCGACAGTGTCCCCAATAGCGTTCCCGTTTCCGAACTCCCATCATAAACAGAAAATCCGGTGTGCGTCCCATTTTTGAGCCCCCAAAACCGGAGCCGATACTCCGTCCCCGGGGTGATACACGACTGCGAAACTTCCGCGGGCGATGCACCAAACCGAATCGACCGCGTCCCGCCGTGCGCGTAGTCCGTGGATTTACTTGGGCCGCCCGACGCTGTCCAGGCCGACATATCGGCGGCCTCGCAATCACCGTCATTAAGCGTCGCAGGAGTGCCGCCGCCAGTACCGACCACGCTTATGTCGTCGATATACCTTAGACCGAATCCAGTACCGACAATTCTAATCGTGTCGGACGTGGCGGTAAAAATTTTGTCAAACTCATACCAGGTGTATAGATCCCCCATGATCAGCTCACCAAGAAAAACCTCGGATCCGCCGGAACCATTGTAAACTACAAACGAGCCCATTCCATCTCTTAAAGCCCAAAAACGGACACGATATTCTAAACCGACAACAAGGCCGCCTTGGGCAACCTCGGAAGTACCCGAATAAAATTCTATCGCCTGTGATCCGCCGTGGGCATACGCCGACGACTTAGCCGGGCTCCCGACAAGCGTCCAAGCCGACATATCGGCGGCCTCGCAATCGCCATCCTCGATTACGGAGACCGGCACGCCCTCACCATCACCACCAGCATCAACGCGAAAATTCTCCCCGTCGGCGAGCCGCCAAATCACTGGGCCGTCATCCACGTCAACCAAATGATCCCCGGTCTCGCCGTTGCTATACGCGTCGTCAAGCGTAGTATCTCCCGCGCCGCCGACAGGCACCCAGGCGATCGGATCGTACCCGACGAGCATCCACAAGGAATTATCGTCCGTTTGCCGGGCGAACTGATATAGCAACCCGGCCGCGAGCTCAAAGCCCCGGCCCTCATTGATACCCGCCTCGCGGCTCGCCGCGTCCGGGTACTCTAGATTATGGGGGGCGTGCCGGTCTCCAACAACCGATTCGCGATGAAAAACATCGGGGGGGACTGTCATGATCTCACCTCAAAAATACAAAGCGACGAGGCGATTCCCGTTCTCGTCGACCAGGTAATTTAAATTCTCGTCTACGTAGTAGCCCTCTGTATATTGCACCAGCATGACGATCCAAACGTCGGCCGGGAAAATACGCAATACCAGGTTTTCCAGATCATCGCGCAGCGCCGATTGGATGAAAACAAACTCGGGGAAAGTCTCGCCGCCAACGTACGCCAGGCGCGGCCAGTACTTTGGATCCTCGGGGATGCGGTCTAAAATCCGCTCGTATATCACACCCGAATTCTCACCGAATTGCACATCGTCGCCGAATTGTAGATCGTCGCCGAATTGGTGATCCCAATTTGTCCGCGCCGTATATAGCTTATTGGCCAGCGCGTACCCGGTTGCGGCCTCCGCGCCGAACTGCAAATCGTCGTCGCCGAATTGGGTACCGTCACCAAATTGCGGGTAGTCCCCGCCGACCGCAACAAGCGGGTTGCGCGCAATTGGCGGGTACGTTCCCGGCTCCCACCAGTCGTGAACGTACAGCGGGAACCCTGCCGCCTGCAAAACGCTTTGCAAGTACGCCGGGGATTGCCCACCGCGTTCTTTCCAACGCCCGTCAATGCGGGCGCGTTGCTGCGCCTCCGTGATATTCGCCGGCAGCATCCCAAGTTGACTCTCCCACGACGTCAACTGCGTTGTGTGCGCTGGGAACATGTCCAACCAAACACCGCCAAAAAAATCAAGAAGCGGATTGAACGAATCCGCGATCGCCGAAAAAAATTGGGTGATTGATTTTATCTTCGCGCCTTTTAGACTGCCACCACGCGACGAGGGCGTTAGCTTCCACGCCGGGCCGCGCGGCAGTAGGTGGCTAATCGTACGAAATAGATCCAAGCTTCGCCTTCTCCCCGCGTCCCAAGATCTCGGCGATCTTTTGTTCGCCGCCTCGGTATAGGATCGCGGTTGTGTAATAGCCGTTATACGCGTCTAGGATGTCTTGAATCACCCCGGCCACGCCGGAAATGGTGACGTGGTTGCGCCGCGGGCCGACAGTCAGCCCGGGGATATACGGCTCCCGGCTCGCAAAGTACGCCGACAGCGCCGCGGATATGCGATCCTTGACCTCGACTTCCTTCTCCTCAACGGTGAACCCAAAAATAGTTACGTCAAAAGCGGCCCGGGAAATCGGCAAGGTGTCAACGTACGAGCAGACCGGACGCCTAGACGCCTTTCCCGTCCCGTTTACGTATTGGATCGCGTCGTAAACGTCCGACAACTGCCCGGCCGTCGGTATCCCGTCATCATTCCCGCAGCTCTCGGGAGTCGCCTCCAGGTACACCTCGACCACACCGGGATCGCCGCGGTATACGTAGGCGTTAATAATCCCGACCACCGTTTCCGCCCAGACCTCATAGTCAACATACGCCCCGCCCTGGGGCGCTTTATTGAACAGGTCGATCACGCGCTGTCTATACGCCTCCCAAGTTTCCGGATCGACACCGTGCACAACTTCCGCGAGCACCGCGGCGCGCGTAGCTAAATTAGGATGCGCGTTGACAAGCTGCGCCCGCGCACCAATGTCCAAATTCCCGGCGTCGCCGTACCCTCGATTCCCCTCGGGGTCGTCCACTGCCACCGCGTCGACGTCAATATAGTCGCCGGCGATCGCAGTATCCACAAGGGTCAAATATAGCGCGCCCGTAAGGCTTTTAATGGCCGTGTTTTTCCCGAGAACGCCAGCGGCCGTGTTGACCTTGATCCGAAACGTGTAGATCGCGCGCGTACCAGCAGCGCGGCCTTCCGCACCAACGAGCTCGCCCCACATTAAAAGCGGGGTGAAGGTTTTACCGCCGACGGTGATCGGCTCCGAGCTCGCGTACTGTACAAACTGCTGAAGGAAAAAAAAGTTTCCGTACCGATATAGAACGGTGATCAGCCCCGCGAGAACCTTCGCCAGCACGCGCAAGAAAGCACGCGCGAACAGCCGCACCGGGTAGCCGAAAGCACTTTCAAAATTTGCCAGGATCGCGGCGTACGTTTCGCTAGTCGTAGGGATTTGCCTGGCCATTATTGCGCCACCTCCGCTATTGGCCCAGCGTACAACACGGACCCGTCGACAACAATTTTTATGTTCTTCGGTGAGGTGATACTAACCGTCACGCGGTCAACCTTAAATTCGGCCAGGTCTTTGGCAACCGCCGCTTGATACCGCGCAAGGTTGGCCGGTGTGATCTCCGTGCCGGACTCCCACAGACGCAACGTTTCGCTTGTCATCGATTCGCCGCCAAGAAGATCGCCCCACCACTCGCCCTTCGATGGGCCTCCGAACAGCTTCAAATACATGGCCGTACTCGGCGTATCCGTGAGAACCAGATCGGCGCCGCCCTCCATAACGTCGATCTCCCCGCCGTCCGGCCCGTGATAGAAAAGAACGTCACTCATTGCGCATTAACCTTGTCTTGCCCAGCGTTCGCCACTTCTACTAATCCAGTCACCGGACCGGACCCGCCGCCAGGGATCGCCCCGGTGGCGACCATTGTAGATCGATCCCCCTCCAAAACAACGGGGAGGCCGTCCGCACGGGTTTTAATTGCGCCGGCGGTAACAGCACCCCCGCCCGTCACCGAGCCCGACACAAAGCCCGCAGCGCTCCCACCGGCGAAAGTATACGCCACTGTCCCACGATGCACGCCAACGCCGCCGATCTTAGATTTCAAAGATGGCGCGGTCGTCACGGTAAACACACCGCCGGAAACTAGGCTCCCAGGTGCGTGGCCCAGCTTGCCGGCCGCGGTCATTATTGGTTTCAGACTCACGTCAACACCTCTAAATTCCCATTTATGGAAACCGCGCCAGACGCCGCCAACTCTACAAATCCCGACCCGTTCGACAATCGAATCTTTGCGCCCTGCAAAAGTATTTCGCCCTGTCCATTCGATACGAAGATCGTACCGTCCCCGCGTAGATACACTTGCGCGACAACGTTGCCCGAGCTGTCCCGCGCGTAGATCCGACGCTCGCCCGATACGGCCGTGCCCGCATTCTCGGGATCCGCGGTGGCCACGCACGCGCCGTCAACCTCCACGCAGTAATCGCCCGGCAATGGCGGCGCGTCGTCACCAGACGCGCCAAACAGCGCGACCCGCGACACGTCCCCGCCGCCGAGGTCGATCACCACGTCCCGGACATTCTCGCCGCCGTCGGCGTTGTCCTCAACGGATTGGACTACAGCCAGTCTTCCCACGGTACGCCCTCCGTTTGCACTTGTTCGACAAACGCGCCCGGTAAAACCAATTCAAGCGCGGCGCGTTCTTCCTCGGCGCGGCGCATAAATTTGACGGTGCGGATTTGGAACGTGAAAGATCGATAAATAAAAACGCTTGGCGCGTACAGTTGGATCGCGGTATTCGGCCGCCATAGATCGCCGTGCTCGTCGCGCCAGGTAGTGACCTCGGCGGTATACGACACGGCCCCCGCCGCCATCCGCGATCCCGCCGCATTCGCCGCCGCCGCGGTATCCTCGGCCTTGTCGACCGAGAAAGTATAGGGGCGGTATGCCTCCGTGATTTTGGGGAACACTGTTACGCGGTCGGAGACCTTCGAACGCACGCGAACAGTCCGCAACCCGGTCAACTCTGAATATACTTCAGAAGCGCGAAACGTCGGCGTGATACTCTCCAATGGCCGCGCACCTTCCGCGAGGTCGGCGACCGGGATCCCCAACGGGTTCGCGCGTTGGAACACAAGGTCGCCCAACGCGTTCGCGGTAATGACGAAATTTTTTTCTCGCGCCAGTTTAACCAGCGTGTCGAGTACCGTCGCCGTCGGGTCGATCTTTAATTTTTTAAAATCCGCGCCTGTATCGCCGACAATCACAACCTTAATTCCGAACGGCTCGGCCAGCTTTTCCGCGATCTCCCGAAGGCCAACGCCGCGAAAGTCAAGCGGCAGATTGCCCGCCGCCGGGCAGCATTCCGCCAGAACGCCCGGTTTCGAGTACGCCCCCGCCGCGACTTGCGTATCCGTGGCCGTTCGCCTTGGATTGATCTCGTTTTGGGTGCCGGTAAATTCCCGAGCACCATCGACGAGAAGCGAAACCTCGCGATAGCTGAACGGCCGAAACATGTCGCGCAAAACCTTGGATTCGGGGTCAAACGGCGCCGTGTAATTGACCAGCGGGATCGCGTCAACGGCCACCGTAAAATCCAGATCGGTATGCCATGCCAACTCGTCCTCGCCGATAAATAGCCGCACGTTCTCAGACATAGTATTTTACCGCCCGCCCGCGTGGTATCTCGATGATCTCGTCGGCCGTGAAAGAATTCGACTCAATAAAAAAATCCAGCAATCCAATATCCCCGTACAATTCCGCGCACAGCTCAAGCACGTTGCGATCTGCGCTCAAGGTCATGGAGCGTTCGGCGCGCAGATCAAACGACAGCCGCACCAAATACCCGGCCGCCATCTCCGCAGCCGTGCGCAACGTGCGCACCGTTTCGCCGCTGTCGACATTAAGCGGCGTTGTGACCACCTGATCCGACTCGGCGAGCTTGGCATAATTTGCGTCGTTCCATTCGGCGAACGCCTCAACCGCGGCGAGTATTTGATCCGCCGCTGCGATAGCTTCGCCCGCCGTCAAAAATGACCCGCTGCCAATCGCCAAACCATCCGCCGCCGCATTGGCTTGCTCGCGCGATACCTGGCTCGCCGCCTGCGCGTCGCCGCGTTGCGTCGAGGTAAAGATCACCGAGGACACCGCGCCGGCCACGCACGCGCCGGCAAACAGCCGCGAAACCTGAAATGCGTTTGCGTCTTGCGCGTCGTTCCCGGTGCCCGTGAAACTCCCCGGCATCGGCCCGCCGCCACCGGGACCGCCCGGGCCAGAAACGACATTGGCCGCTAAATTGCTCGCCAAATTTCCATAGCCATCCAAGCGCGCGGTAATGCTGGTCATGGCGTGCGACGGCAGCAAAATCAAATTTTGCGTTTGCTGCGCGAGCGCTAAAGGCGACGCGACCAAAACGTCGATCCCGAGATCGATCGTTTCTTTGACCTCCGCGAATTGTTCGGCGATATTGCTTTGCGCGTTGGCGATCGATTCCATAACCGCGCCAACAGTGGCGAGCGCGTTTTGCACTTTGTCGAGAAAACTCAATTGTTCGGATACCGATCCCAAATCCAACGCGCTCGCGAAGTCCAGCGCCGCCGCCTGGCCGTACAAATCAATGGCCACAAGGGCTGCGCTTGCCGATCCCTCTTTGCCGGTCGGGTAGGGCGTTTCAAACGTCTCGAAAAAAGTTACCTCGAAAACTGCTTGGTTCCCAGCCGATACCAGATCGTCGCGCCTGGTAAAGTCACCGAATGGAACAACCGTTTTCGTCCCATAAACCGGATGTTCTAGTTTCCCATATCCGCGTTCAGCCAACGCCGCCTCGAACACTTTCGCCGCCCGGTCATAGTCTGGCCCGGCGATAAAAATACGTAGCGGTATTTGGTGCCCGGACACCCCATGATCTTGCACAAGCTGCCCGTCAACGCCGGGGAACTGGAAAGCCGTTGTTCGCTTGGTGCGCGTATACGCTACGTCTTCGTAGTCGAACGTAATTCGCACGCCAGACGGCGGCGTATATGCCGCCTGTGCCAGCCTATCCTCCCACGATGGCGGCGCCAGTGGCAGCGCACCCGGCTGCGCAAATGGGTTGTCAAACAACGCCATTAGAAGGCCCCCGTCTGTATCAGCGTCATGTTGGTCCCCGGTTTCGAGCGGTCAACCTGCGCGCGTCTCGTCTCGTCCCGGATCGTAATATCCGCACCGCCGCGCAGATCGTAGAGCTCCGCGGTATTTATCGCCGCGCGCGTTTCCCGCGAAACGATCTCGCCACCACCGTCTTTACCGGACGCAAACCCACCGCCGAACAACTGCTTGTCGATCACCTTGTTTTTGTACCCGATGATCCGGTCATAGAGATTTGTGATCGGCGAGATGAAATTTTTGACCCAAGTGATCGCCGGTTGCACGCCCGCCACAATCGCGTCCCAGAATCGGGAAGCCGCCGCCGACACCTCGTCCCACAACGGACCGAGCCCTTTTATCGAATCGATCAGACCTTGGATCCCGGTCGCCGACAGAAGGAAAGAGAACGCCGCATCCGCCGCCGAAACAATGCCGTCCCAAACGTCACCCCACGTCACGCCCAGGGCGTCCATTGCCTCACCCAGCATCGACACGGCAAACAAGATCCAAGAGATCGGGCCGTTGTGAACCAAGTAGTCAATAATACCCTCGGCGACGCCGACGCCCCATTCCCAAGCCGCGACAACGCCTTCCCAAACCGATTTGAAAAACCCGCTGATCGGCTCCCAGTACACAACGATCAGCGCCACCGCCGCCACCAGTGCGGCCACAATGAGCGCAACCCAACCAAGCGACACGAGCGCCGCCGCCGACATCGCCTGCAATGTCGCAACAACCGACATAACTGTGGAAACAACCGTCGCAATCTCTGCCAACGCCCACAACCCGGCGCCAATCAAAATGACATTTTTGATAGTTGTCACCAGCATGTCGAAATTTTCGCGGATCCAATTCACGGTGTCCGCAAGATTCTGCGCTATCAGTTGCTCATTTGCACGCACCCATTCGGTTGCCGCGTCAATCGCGCCCTGTATCGCCGTACCTTCCAGCTCAAAGATCGAAAGCTTCAAACTCTCGACAGCGGATCCAAGATTGTCAATGGACGCCTTGGCATCTCCACGAATTACCGCGGCGATCTCGGCGCCCTTTCCTTTTACGTTGTTTAGTTGCTCGATGAAATTGGCGATAGTCGTCTCGCCTGTGCCCAACAACACTTGCGCGCCGCCAATCGCGCGCAGCCCGAAGATCTCGTTTAGGATCTCCGCTTGCTTCATTTTCCCGAGCCCGCCCATGCTTTTCTGTAGTCGCCCGATTACCTCGGCGAACGGGATCATCTTTCCGGTGCCGTCGTCAAGATCACCCGCGTACTTTTTGATCATGTCGGCCGCCGCGCCGGTCGGCGCTTGCAACCTTAAAAACATGTTCCGGATCACCGTCCCAGCTTCCGATCCTTTTTTACCCGCGTTAGCAAGCATCCCCAGCAACCCAGCAAAATCCTCAATTTGCGCCCCAGCCCCGACGACAGTTGAAAGCCCGGCGTCCATAGCTTCGTAGAATTGCTCAACGTTAAAATTCGCCGCGTTTGTCGATCCGACAATTACATCATTTACCCGCGCCAAATTCAGGCCAAGTTGGGCCGCATCCAACGTGGCGAGCCCGGCCGCGTTCATTGTATCCGTCGCAATGTCTGTTGCCTTCGCAAAATCCATCGATGTCGCCGTCGCCAAGTCCACAACCTGCGGGAGTGCAGAGATTGCTTGCTTCGCATCAAAACCGGCCATTGCTAGAAACTCAAGCCCCGCCGCTGCCTCCGACGCTTTGAATTCCGTCCCGCGCCCAACCGCCCGCGCCGCTTTGTCAAGCTCTTTGTATGCCTCCGTACCCTTGCGGATAGTGCCCGGCATCTTCGCCGCCGCTTTAACAAGCGATCGTTGATAGTCCGCGCCGGTCTTGGTAATGTCCAGAAGCTCGGCGCCAAGAACAGCCGCGCCGACCGCCGCACCCGTGAAGGCGCGACGGCCGGCCCGCTCGATCCCACTTGAAAAATTTTTAGAGATCCCCCCAATCATCCCGGAAAGTGCTTTCCTCCGCGTCAACAGCCCTTGAACTGCGCCCTCCATATCCTTCACCGGCTTGGTGATATGGTCGATCGCTTTAAAGACAGCTTCAACAGAATATGTAGTTTTGCCGGTCATTGCTTCTTAGTCGCCTTCTTCAGCTCTCCGCGCAGCCCATCGTAAAAAAACTCAATCTCATGCTCGGACAGCTCGCGCCAATTACCGATCCCCGGGTAGTCGTGCACAACTTGTAGAAGCATTTCGGTATACACTCGCACTCTCGTATGCTCCTCTTCTAAATGCACGTTGCGGCCGCCGCGAACCAATAACGGCGCGGCGATCACCCCAAAAAAAGCGCACGCAACGCAAGCAAGATCTGCAATTCAGCCTCGTACAGCTGATTGATTCGCGCCATCGAAACACTAAGAATACTGCATAACGATTGCACCAGCCCTAGAATCTCGTTGCCGTCTTTGCCAGTCTTCCCAAGGTCAACGAACGCCTGCGCCTTCGGCCGCGAGAACACAAGGGGATCGCCTTCCTCGGGGCAAAAAACCGCGCGCCCTTGCTCGTCGACGACGAGCCGCCCACTACAAACCGCGTCGATGAAAACGCGTTTTTGCTTCTCGAATTCGGGCCCTTCTTTTTTGCTCGCCCGGATCCGCATTGATTTGCAAAACCTTTCGAACTCAAGTTCCGCGGTTTCGGCGTCAATAACCTGTTCTTCCTGCAATTCCATGATCGATCACTCCTTGAAAAAGCGGGCGGCGTTTTTGCGCGGAAGGAGTGAAACCGCCGCCGCCCGTGATTTTGAGCTCCTTTGCTGGCCTATTGCGGGGTCAACTTGCTCCCGCGTAGTTCAACGGTGCAAATTGGATCTTGCGACGACGCTTTGATCTCGCCCTCGATCATCATGCTTGCCTGGTACGTCTTCCCGTTCGCATAGGTGATCGAAAAGTCGAAGGGCTTTTTTCGGTCGGCTAGGTCTTGCAAGAATTCTTGATCCGACCGCGTGTCGTCGATCACCAGGGGGAGCCCGGTAATAGACGACATTGTCTGCTTGACGATCACTCGGAAAGTACCGTTACCGTTGGGTTTGCTCTCCGCGGTTTTCCCGCCAAGCATACGCTCAACATCGCCCTCGGCGTCAACCGCAAATTCACGGCCGGCGAGGGTCACACTTTCTACACTGCCACCAGTAGCAACCATTTTCGCACCCTCCTTATCCGACCACCACGGCGCCGCCGTAGTAGAAACTGAACAAAAGATCCGTCGAGATAATGTTAGTATTGCCCGACAGGAACACGGGCACCCGGAGATCCAAGCGCTTCGCGTTCGTCGAGCTGATCGCCGCGATGATCGCCGCTTTGGACACGTCGGGATCCGCAAGGATCGCTTCAAGCGCGAGATCGTCGACAATCTTCGCCGCCGCGGCTTTGGCCATCTTCGGCTTTTTCGCCGTCGGGTTTGCCGTCGGTTGGAAGTCGGGGATCAACGGGGCGCCCGCCCATTCCGGCGCGTCGAACACCAGACCCAAATTATAGATCACCTGCCACAATTTCATGAGGTCGCAGACGTATCTATATTTTGGGATCGCTTCGCCCGTCGGGTGATAACAAGTGACGGTGTCCGAAACACGGACCACGCTATCAACCACCTCGACAGTCGAGCAGCCAGCCACAACGGCGGCCTCGCGTTTCGCGCCGTCCCATTGGACGCTATCCGCGCCAGGTACCAAGCCGGGCAGCGCTTGCGCGCAGTAGTCACGGGCGGGGTTGCCGTTCGCCGTATTCGCGATCCGTACGGCGAGCTCGGTCGCCACGACGAACGGGAGATCCTTCGAGCCGGGGTTGACCGCTTGCACGTTTACCCGGTCGGTCTTCCGCGCGTCTGTCACCGCGTAGGCCGTGGCGACGGTCGCTTCTGTGTTGCCGAAAACACTTACCAAGGGCTTGCGCACCAGCGGTGCCCAACGCGCCTCACCGAACGCCGCAAGGGCGTCCAGGGCGTCGGAATCCGTGCCGAGCCCGTTGATAACGATGGTTTCCCAAACGTTACCGACCAGCGTCAAAGCCGTGTCAACCTCGGGATTAACGAGACCGCCGGCCGGTTGAGTAAACGCCCAATCGGCACCTTGACCCGTCGGGCCGATGATCTCAACTTCGATATCGTTGCCGGTCAGCCCCTTCCACTTGGCCGTGAGGTCGAGCTTGGTTGTGCCGTCCGCCGCAATCAGCGGGAACGCGGGGACCGAATTGCAGGCAATTACCATCTTGTCCACAACGTCCGCAACGGCGTCGCCAACCTCAACGAGAAACGGCGCGGAATCGATGTTCCCAGCGCGCACCTTGTACGCCGCTTGAACAATCGTACCGAGTGAAGGCGTCACGTCGCCAGTGGCCGCAACGCCCGTGCCGGCATCGTCAAGCGGGTACAGCGTGATCGGGATATTCCCAACGCCGCCGCCTTCCGCCGGTTTCAGCCGCCGCATAATCAAATGCAGCGGCGACCCGGTGCCGTATTTCTGCCCGACATAGTCGGCGTCGAAAACCTGTTCCTTGTCCGTCGGGAACGTGGACGCCGTTGCACCCTGCGCCAGCACAGCGATCCGCATCGGCAGAAATTGCGACGGCGCGCCCCCGGCGTTTTGGTATTCTGTTTTGATCCCAACAGCCCGGGAGACTTGGGAGGGATCGATCGCAGTACTGATCGCCATTTTTTTATTCCTCGTATTCGAAAGTAGCCGCAGCGTACAAAGCGCCGTCAGCCTTGCGCAAAACCTGCGCGTCAATTGCTTCCATTATTTCGCCGGTGAATTGCGGCGAAAGCTCGTTGTGTGTAACTTGCAGCGTGATCCGTGCGCCCACAACATGCTGGACCGTTACGCCCTGGAAAGTGGGCTGGAAATATTTTGTAGACTCAATCCACCTTTTCCAGACTTGCCCGCGCAAACCGAGATAGGTGTATGTGTCCGCCATCAAAATATTCCGGATCAAGCGACAAGCGCGTTGCACCGCCCGCGCCGAAGCCTCGTCGCCCGGCAAATGCCCGGCGCCCGCTTCGGTACTCGGCATCGATGCAAAAACGTCAATATTGATCGCCGTCTCGGTTTTCTGCCTTCCGACAACATCCGACCCGCGGCCGGTAAAATCCATGCCGTCGATCCAAATATTGACAACTGGCGGCCCGGCGTCGGTGTCGTGCAAAAACATCTCCCAAGCCGTCGATCGCTCGGTGTAGATGCGCAGGTCCCAAAGAGCAGGATCTTTGTCCGCGTCAATCGCCTGCGCCTTCTGGCCGGCGATTTCCGCAGCCAGGATCGCCGCGACCTTGTCCCGTATGGTTTCGCACTCGTCAAGCTTGTCAATCAGCTCAAGCATTGTAAGCCTCTAGGATCAAAACGAGTACGCCAAGAGTCCGATCCGGGTACGTCTCGCGCACCTTAAAAGTACGCTCGGCGCCCAGGATGTCCGCGAACCGCACAAGCCAAGGGCGCCCGGCCGACTCAGGCACCGCAATGGGTAGAGTAGAAAAAACAGAAAGAGAGGAAAGCCGAAGCGCCACCGATACTTGACGCCCGCTAATAACGACCCCGGTTTGGGGATCGATCGACTGCGCAATGTCGTTGCAAAGCCCAACAGTGTCAAGCGTCGTCCCACTCGGGTTGATCACTGTTACCGCCTGCCCGAACAAGTCCGAATTTTCAATCGCGGCCAACAGCACCGCTTCGGCTTTCTCTCGCAAACTCATTTCGCCACCAAGTACCCATTTTCGAGAAATTCAAAGAATCTCCCGATCCCGTCGGTCTCGGGGAACACCTCCGCGCCAGGTCCAAGAACCCCACGCTTGCAGGTGATCGCCTTCCCAGGCGCGACGAAATACCGCGCCGGCTCGGGTGCCTCGACAACAGGCGCCGCAACGTCGGGCGCTTTGACATCCGGTGCCCCCGCAACGTCGGGCGCTTTGACAACTGGCGCCGCAGCGCCTTTACGGTACCGTCCCATTAGATCCCCGTGTCGATGCATCCGAACGCATCGATCGAAGTGGGCACCAGCAACGGCCGCGAGGCAACGCCACCGATCAACGCGGTCGCGTCGTCGTTCAACCAGGCGTTCCAATGCATCCGCACACCGCCGGCCTCAGCCATCTGCGCGGGAAGATACCGAATCACGCGAGCATCCGGCGGCGCCAGTCGAGGAACGTCCCCGAACAACGCGCGGAAATCGATATCATCAGGCAGCAAAACCACCTTGTCGTCCGGTAGGTATTTCGTCGTGGCGCCCGTTTGCGGGTGTTTGTACGTCCCGGCGTACGTCCAAATCTCATAACGGTAATTCCCGATCGAAACGTGCCCATGGTATGTGCCACCGCTGTCTTGCAATTGCGGCGGGATCAACTCGCCCAAATTAAGTTTTGTTTTCTCGAAACGTTCCTTAAATGCCGTGTTGGTCTGCGTGGCAACCACAAAGGACCCCTCGCCCATGAGCAGGCGCCGGCAATCCTTGCCACTGTTCGCCCGGATCAAATTGGCGCGCGTGCGGATGTCGCCGAGAATGTCGACGCTCGCGCTATCGTTCCAGGCCGTGCCGGCGGCGGCGAAATGCGTGGTTTTGGGCTTGTAGTCCAACGCGTAAACGGCGTTGCCGTCGTAGTCGATCAACGTCACTGTCCCAGTGGTCAGAATTTGCGACGCGTATTGCTCGATCGCTCGGTTGATCAACTTCTCCACTTTTTTGGCCTTGCCCAAAAATCTATTTACCGCCGCGGTTTGGAATCCTACGTCGGTGTACGGATTGAAACCCACATCCCGCTTGAACAGATCCGCGGCGTGCAGGTTGAACCCGGTCTTGAAAACCGGGGGCGGGAACTTCTTGTTCGTGAACTGATCCGCCGAGATCATCCGGTAGCCTGCGGATAGATCTTGGACGGCGATCGCAATGTCCTCGCCTTCGCGATCAACATCGATCTCAACTTCCTCCGTGCTAAAAAAGCTTTCCGCGTCGATCGTGAAAAACCGACTCAAAAATTTTGTGGGCTCCCGCATCTCGCGGTACGCCCTGATCATTCTTTCCCTGAATTCACCGGCCATTTATCTACCTCACGATCTTATTGGTTATCCAAGACACTGATGTCTTTGGTGTTGACGACCTTGATCCCGCGGGCATAAAGCCCATCGATGATCGATTCGGACAAATTGGTGTCATCTCCGTCGGCGTCGATGATCATCCGCTCTTTGCGGAAAGTTCCGGCGGCGACAATCTGCGCGGCGATGTTGCCGGATCCGGTCGCCGTGACAGGATAACTCAACACGCCGATCGGCGTGGCGATGCTGCCGACGCCATCAATCGCGAACGGCACACATTTTCCATCGGCCACGACGGGGAGGGTGAAAATATCGCCGATGTCGAAATCCTCGTCGCCGTCGGTCAACGTGAACGCCAACCCGCCGACCTCGAAAGCCGTGGCGACGCCCGCGCCGGCGGTCATCGGGAGATAACCAGCGACCAAGCCGCCATCGGGATCCACCAGCTTGAAGATGCCGCCGTGGGCCACTTCAGCGATGCACGTCAAAACGTACGTCCCGATCTTCGGCTTGCCACCCGCCACAACCGAGGCGAGCGTGCAAGTTCCATCGCCCGTGTTGCCCTCGTCGGCAGCGGGCGTAATCGCCGTTACCGCTTCGCGCCTGGCGATTAGTGTCCCTTCGGCCAGAACATCCGCGCCCGCAAAAGCTAGAACCACGTTGCGCGTGGCCTCCGCTTCGACCAGACAACGGCCTTGATCAATATTTGTCACGGTCATCGACATTACCGCACCCCGCTTTCATACGCCTTAAGGCAGCACATTTCGAAACTGTCCTCAGCATCCACTGTGGACGCGACCGGCGTGGCGTCCGCAACTCGCGCAGCTTGCGCGCGAGACTTAACACCCGCCTCGATATGCCGCGTCGAGATCTCCGCGGTAATCGGCGATCCCGACTTGATCGCTTCAAGCGCCACGTCAAAGGCGCCCGACACCACCGCAAGCGCCAAATGGCTCGCCACTCTCGCGCGCTCAGCTTGCACGCCATCCTCGAAAGTCTTTTCGTCTTCCACTTTTTTACCTCCGGCTTTTTTCGTTCCCGACGCCCGCCGGGATTCGACCTTGTCGATCATGTTTATTTTCAGAGCGCTCTCGGCCATAATCAAACCGCCGCGCCCAAAGTCCGCATTCACTTTTTCCACGGTCGTACCGCGGCCGCGGGCAATGCCCGCCACAAAAAGATCGTGGATCTCGTCAAGCTCCTTGCGCACAACCGCGCGCCCTTCCTCCGTGGAAAGATCCGGGCGTTTGTCCGGCGCCTCGGTCGACGATACCGAAACCAAATGTTCATCGACAAACGCATCCACTGCGACGCCCACCGAACCGAGCACAACGCCACGATCCGCCGCGATGATCTTCCCCGCCTGGCTTGCGAGCCCATACCCGGCGCTGGTCGCCTGGTATCGAACAAACGCCTCGACAGGTTTTTCCGAATCGGCGATCGCATCCATCGCGCCGAAAAGTCCCATAACGTCGCCGCCGGGGACTCTCCCAAATTCAAGCCGTATATTTATGATCTTGGGGTCCGCATTGGCCGCACGTACCGCCGCCACGATCGTCGAGTACCCAGTATTAGCGCCGTAGACGTACGCCATCCACCGATCCGGCTCGGGGGTCAAAATACCTTCAACACCGATGATCGCCGTTCGCCCCTCAACCGCGTACAACGGCGCGGCGTCCATCGCCGTCGGCGCGGGAAGCACGACCGCACTTCGCGGCGCAGCGCTACGCAAAAACACAAGGGCCTCGTCACTCAGCAGCCAGGGCATTATCGGATCCTTCCTCCACCAGCATTCCGGCGGCTTTCATCAATTGCCGTTCGCGATTTATCCGCGCGACGTTGGTCTCGAATTTTGATCCGGTGAGTGTGCGCGCCGCGCGTGCGTTAGTCTCCCAGCCGTGATCTACAAGCACCTCAAGCCCACGCGCCATTTTCAAAAGATCGGTCGACGGTTTCACCGGCCCGGTCCACTCGCCTCGCGTCCATGCCTGGAATTCGCCAACGCGCGATCGGTCAAGGTATGACTCGATAAATCCGGGCGTGCTAAACACCCCCGAGAAATGCGCGCCGATCAGCCATTCATTTTTGATCGGTTCGCAAAATACCGATCCGAAACTATCGCGCCTCATGTCCAAATACATCTTGAATTCGTTGATCGCCGCTTGGCTCGCCGAGTAATTGCGCGTGAAACAAAGCCGCGCGATCTCCGGCGGTATCTCCGCGCACCAAGACAGTGCTTGAATAATCGATTCCTCGAACGGACCATAATTGACGTCGGTCCCGGCCGTGCTGTGCGGTACGATCTTCTCGCCGGTCTGCAATTCCTCGATGTACAGCCCGGGGATGAACTTAGACAGATCAAAAGATCTTTGCGTCGAATCACTCGCCAGCGCGGTCACTTCCGAAGTTCTCACTGCCCCGCGGGAGAACGGATTAGATCCCGCGCGGTCTTCGCCCTTTTCGACAAACAGCGCGAGCATGGCGTTCAACAGCGCCTTGCGCTGCGCGGCGTCTTTGTACCGATCCAGGTCGCGCAACGAATAGAGCATGATCGCGAGAAATGGCTCGCCGCGCACTTCGTCAAGGAGCATATCGGACCCATAGATCAGCCAAGCAATCTTCCGCCCCGATGCCGCGCCGTAAGCGGGGATCCGCGTTTCTGTGTTGTCGTCATTACGGACCCAAAAAGCCAAATGTTCGCCGTTCGCGCCGACCTCAACCCCGTGTTTAATGTTCCGCGCGCCGGCGTCTACAGATACCGGCGTACACACCGACGACGCGGCGATCAATTGAATCCGTGGCAAACCGGAAAACGGATCCAGGTGAAGCACGACCAAAACATCACCATCCACCAGCGCTTGACGGCGCGCGCGTTTCTGTAGCTCCCCGAATTTGCTCATTCCAGAAAAATCGCATTGGCGCGGGTCGTTCGCCCACAACTCGAAAGCGTTCTCTTTTTCCTCGGCCCACAAAGAAGATGCGTCGTCGGTAATGCCGAGCGCGCGCGCGTAGGGGAAGGACTCCCAGGTCAAGCCCGTGTTGATCTCGTTGGTCACCAGGCGCCGAACAAAACCGCGCGCATAAATGTTGTCGCGAAACAATTGGCGCGACCGCAACCGAAGCTCGTCGTAATCAATAATATCATAGAGCGAAGTGGTGCCCCAACTGCCGGGGAATTTATCGCCCGCCCAGGATTGCAGCAACGCCGGGTTAAACGCGCGGTATTGTGGACGCGATCCCCGATACCTCGGGCGCCCCGCGCCGAACAAACCGCGCACCCATTGCGGCCAGGCTACCACGCCGGCCCCCCGTAATTGCCGCGCCCGTCACGTCGTGCGATCAAAGTCGCTAGATGGTTCGTCGCGCTGGAAATGGCGTTTTTAATCTCGCCGATCGATCGTTGCGTCACCACTTCCCGAGTCTGCCCGGTGTCAAGCGTAAAAGACGCAACGCCGCCGTTTAGAGATGCTAGCATCTCGTCTTCAAGCGCGGATAGTATCGCCCGGGCTTTCTCGATCCGCTCGTCAAGCCCGAAAGGGTCGGCGGTCGTCATGCCCCCATTGTTCCGCTACCGAACCAAAGATCCAAATTTTATTTTCAATCGAAATATTTCCAGAAGCGATCCCAATCAACCCGATCAAGTTTCAAAAATTGTACCGACACTTGCCAGGCTAAGATCTCAACGCTCGCGCAGCCGTAGACGCAAAGATCCCAAAGCTCGTTACTCGACCCGGCCGGCCGATACCACTCGTGCGTGATTGCTCCGCGTGCGTCCCGTTTTTGCCGTCTATATTCCGTCGTCAATTCTCTCAACGCCGCGTCCGGCAAATCGACCGGCGCGTTAAACGTCCAATCAACCTGATCGCCCATCGACTCCGCCCAGTCCCGGCGCAGGATCGCCGCCATCCGGTCCTTGTAGTGGTCTACCAAGATTCGAAAACCCACAACCCCCGACTGCGTTTTAAATTCCGCGAACTCCTTGATCGCCTGGTTCTTCGCCGCGCGGTCGCGCCCGAGAATTGGGAACACGCCGCCGGCGTACTCCGCACAAAAACCAGTGACAAGATCTTGCTCAAACCCGGCATCGATCAGCGTGATCATTATTTGCCGCCCGCCGGCGTACTCTTTTTTCTCGATCAGATCGCGCAGCTCATTCCACACCGGCGAATCATTTTGCGTGCAATCCTCGCCTTTGAAATGCCAGTAGTCAATCAGAAAACAGCGCGCACCAACTGTCCAACCCCAAACCGCAACCGCTAATTTGTCCTTGTGGACGTCTACCGTACACGTCAAAAATTTGATCGAGCTCTCACAATGCGCCATCGCCCAGGCGTCGGGGATCTCCCCGAGCCGGTACGCCGCGCGCCGATGCCCGCTCACCTGCGCGAAACGGACGCGGCCGCCGATCTGCGCGAACGGCTCGCCGAGTACGTTGTTGTAATAGGTTTGGAATTTATTGAAATCTAAAACGCGATTTGTCACCGGATCGTACGCCTCCAAAAAATCCGCAACGCACGCAGACCACGGCGTCATCCCCACCGGGGAATATAGCGCCGGCAAGTGGTACGAGCGGATCCCGGGCTCGCGCGCCGTCTCCGTTGGCCGCCACTCCGCACCGTGCGCCGGATCGAACAACCGCGGCTTGTCGTGATTTTGGTGCGCGTGCCCACAATTGGCGCACAGATACCGCACCGAATCCAGCACCAGGATCCCACGATTGTCGAGCTCCCAGGCCATACCGTAGACCTTGCCGTCGTCGCGCTTGCCGTGCCAGCGCAACGGCTGCGCAAAACCACAAGACACGCACCGCACATAATATCGGCGCTGGTCGCCGCGTAGAAAATTCCGATAAATGATCGATGACTCTTTTAGCAGCGGCGTACTTCCGCGGACAATCTTCCGCGTCTCCCAGTATCCTTTACATCGCCCATCGCTCAGCTTGTCCGGGTCGCCGTCTTTGCCAACCCGCTCCGGCCAGGCGTCAACCTCGTCCTTCAACATCCCCAGGATCGAGAAGGTCCGCATCTTGTCGGCATTCTTTGCGCCGAACGGAATCAACGATCCGCCGCCCTCCCATTGGATATGCGCCGCGGTCTGCCCGGTTTTGCGTTTGTTGGTCGTGTCCGACGATCTGATAATTCCAGAAAATCCCGAGTCCTTGAGCATCAATAAAATAAAATCTTCCAAACGCGATTTAGCAAGATCTTTATCAGCTGACATGAACATCAACGGGACCGTTTTGATCCAGGTCGCAAAATAAAAAACGGCGGTCTCTAAGACGCCCGTGGTATATCCGACTTGGACGCCCTTCATCACGTTCACCTCGCGAACGTCGCTTTCAATTGCCACACAATCCACAATCTCCCGCAAATATGGGGTCGTCTCGTAACTCATCGGGCCGGGTAACGAAGTCACCGCCGAACTCAACCGCCGGTATTTCTCCGCGTGCACCGACGGCAGCACGCGATCAATTTTTTCCGTCAACCCCTCAACCTCGGCGATTAACCAATCCTCCCAATATTCAGCGAGCATTTTTGATCCCCCGCACCGCAAGCGCTTTTCCCTCGCGGATATACCCGGCGATCTGATCGTGCAAATATTGTTCGCACTCCGTCAACGTGATCCCCGCCTGAATTTTTGCACTTAAAATTTTTGTGATCGTCCGCACGCCGTCGGACAGCAATTGTCGAAAAGCCGTATCCAGCGGGTCAATCACAAGTCGGTGGATCTCGGCGCGCGGTACCAACTCGCCCTCGCGCGTTTCGTTTTGGATCCGCAATTGCCGGATCTTCTCGATCTTTTCCTGCGCCGACAGCCATTCGGAGAAAACCGCCGCCGGGCCGAACCGCCGGATTAGTGACCGCAACGGCCAATCGCTCAACTCTTGGATCTCCGCCGGCAGCGCGCGCAACGTTTCCGCCGCGAGCTCTAGCGATATTTGCGGCGGGTCGGCAACCTCGATCCCATCGTCACGCGACCGCGGCGGGCGCCCTCGCCGCTCGTTTGGGTCTTTCGGCGGCGGTTGGCGCGGGGATTTGCCCAATCGCCCATCCGGTCCGCGCCGGTCCTCGATATTGATCGCCACCTCGTCAAGCCGGGTCGCCCTCGGCACCGCGCGCCCACGCCTCGCCGCCGCCGCTTGTGAGCGTGCAACCCCGCGCTGGACGTAGGCCACAACAGCGGGATGGTTTCGGTCGTACCTCGCCGGACCGACAAGCGCCGGATGCAACGGCCCGCCCGGCGCGCTAACTTGTGAGATGGCCGAGCGCGAAACGTGCGCCAGGCGTGACAATTCTGCGGCTGTAAGCTCGATCAATTTGGTTTTCCTCCGCGCTAATCTTAACAGATCACTAAAAATTATGCAAGCGCCCCGGGCGCCCCAACGGCGAATCTGCATAAAAATTGCATATTTAATACGCGGGGCGCGGTGCGGATTCCTAAC